CCCTACTGTTTCATCGGTCGGATCGGCTCGCTACGCTCGCCGGTAGAGCCCCCTTCGGGGGCACCTCGCTCGGGCAAGCCTCGCGAGGCAAGTTTTAGACAAACGCCCAGAAAAATTTTTTAAAAAAATTTTACATTGATTTTAGGCAAAAATTACCTATATATAATATAGAAACAAAAAGAAAGTGAGGTAAACTATGAAAAAGTTCAAACTAGAAGAAAAAGTGTTTGAAGCTGAGGATGCAATGGGTGTGATTGACTTTATGCGTAAAGATTCTTGGTCTGAGACACAGAACGATAAAGAATTTTTAAGAAAAACAGCTAAATATGCAAACATGTGGTCAGGTAAAAACTTCAGATACGATACAAAGGAAGCTCTTGTTGAGGATTTACTGTCATCAGGACTGTTAGTAGAGGTACAAGATGGAGAGAGTTAAACACAGCAAGTGGAAACCTACAGATTTACGTGGAATTCGCAAGAAACTTGGCTTGACACAGGCAAAAATGGGAGAGAAAATAGGTATCTCGCCTCGTATGTTTAGGTTCTATGAGTCTGGAAGCACAAAAGTATCGTTAGTTATGGAGTATGCGATGAAATATTTAATTGAAAAGGAGTTAGGCAAGGAAGAATTTGCTAAATTAACGCCTTTTGAACGTGAACGTATGGAAAGATTGCGTGATGGCATAGTGAAAGAGTTAGACAAGGGTGATAATGACCCACAATTTAGCCAAATTTTTAGAATGTGTCGTCAGGCAGTAAAAGAATTCGATAACATATTGTCAAAATAAAAAAAATATCGTAGTGTTCTTGTAATAGCTATTAAGAGGGCACTACGAATGACAAATTACATGGCTACAGGTATGGGTGGACAGCCTCAACCACAACCTAAACCATCTCCACAGGGGCAATCATCCCCATCTATGAACATGAATGTATCTCCTGAGAAAAGAAATGCGTTAAAAAACTATCTTGAGGGATATAAAGATGCGATCCAGAAGAAAACTATGGATCAGCTTCTACCGAACATATCAGCACCTCAGATGCCTATGCAACAGCCTATGCAACAACCTATGATGATGAACATGGGTGGTGCTGTTGATGTCTTTGAGCCACAGTACATGAACAGAGGTGGTATCACAGTTGGTGGTAGTTTTACAAATGAGGATTTAAAAGGTGACACAAATCGTAAGATTGAAACAGACTCTACTGCTTTAGACAATATTCGTGATATTGCAAATGAAATTTTTCAACCACAAAGACCTGTAAATGTTGGTATGATGCCTGAGCGTAGAGGTGATATAACTATTCCTATGGAAGACTCTACTTATGTTCCGTTTGATAATGTAATTCAAAGAGACAGAACAATGGGTCAAACAACTGATTTAAATTATCAAATGGATCCACAGGATAATTTAGGTTCTGTTCAAAGTCCATATGCCACTTTTAATCCTGATTCAGCTAATTTTTCTGATTTCATGTCTGGAGATGTTAATCCCATATCAAAAGACGTATCTGGTTACTATAGATCAGCAGATGATCCTGCACCACCAGAAGAATATTCTGATGAAGGTTTTATGAAATCGCAAAAGAGTATGTTTGCACCTTTTGTTAATAAAATAGGTATGGGTATTATGGGTTATAGCGATCCATATGAGTTATACAAAGCAACACAAGCAACATTAGATGACGAAAGTACACAATCAAGCATTGCAAGAGACAGGTTGAAAGACCAAGAAAGAGCAGAAAGAAAACTAGCTGAAGAGCAACGCATGAGAGCTATGATACAAAGTATGTTGCCACCAGCTGTAGAGTCAGACCCTACAGAGACAACAGCACCGATAGCTGATGTTATTACACCTACGGCACCGACTAATCCTGTTGTAGAATCAACGAGAGTTCCAGATTTTACGATACCTGCGTTACCAAGTTTACCTGCAACATCACCATTGTTGCCACCAGGTATATCACCAGAATTGTTAAGAAACTTATTTAAGTTACAGGGTGTTCCTGCAACACAAATGAATCAAGGTGGTTCTGTTAACAAACTTGATACAGCAGTTGACAATTTTCTCAGTGCTGTTAGACAGTGACAATATCGAGATCAAAAATCCCTCAACAAGTCAGTAAAGGAGCAAATAAAATGATGAAGAAAAAGGGTTATAAAATGGGTGGTAAAGTAAAATCCAAAGGAATGAAAAAAGGTGGCAAGGTCAAAGCCAAAGGCATGAAGATGGGTGGTAAGATTTCACCTAGAAAGATGATGGCTAAAGGCATGAAAATGGGTGGTAAGGTTAAGACCAAAGGCATGAAAAAAGGTGGTGCTGTTGGTGGAATGACATTAGCCAAGATTAGATCAGCTGCTAAAAGCAAGGGATATAAACTAGTTAAAAACTAATGCCGTATTTACAGAGTAATATACCTCACTTCAAGTGTTGGGTGAGGAGGGAGTACACCTGTAATCACGACAAATATCACGGAGAGTTCTTACATGCTATGGCAATAGCTGTAACGACTATGCCTAATCGTTGTTTAAGTTTTCAGGTTATATTCACAGGTTCAGAAACTGATGGAACAAAAATTCCTAATGTTCATGGCGGAGCTATGTGGGCGAGGATGCCTATCACTGGTTTGATGGCAGACATACCAGTTGAGGAGTGGCCGGAGCCGATGGACACACATGATGCCCAGCCCTGGGATTGTTCATCTCACACCCACGCTGTTTACACCTTAGATAGAGCTACACCTTGCCCTTGGTTGGCAAAGATAGGTAGTGAGATGTATCCAGCTAAGTATCTGTTTACTGTTGATTATACAGATAGTGAGATAGCAGACGACCCTGCACAACACAAGCAAAGTCATGTTATGTATTTGCTAGATGCAGGTGAATGGACAGGTAATGTTGTAGCATTACCGAACAACAGAGTTAGAGTTACGCACCCCGCTTGGTTTCAAACAGGCGAGGGTGCACCAGATTTTAGACCTTCTCAGCATATACATTATTCAAAGTCTGATTTAGACTACACATTAGATGTAAACAGGATTTTTGATAATTTGTATAATGACGAATAACTTTAACATACCAACAGAGTATCTCACCGATGATGAAATGTCTAAACTCGGTGAGATCGTTAATCGTTTAGAAGATTTAAACAAAAGAGATACGTATCAGACAAAGTTTATTGATTTTGTCAAACATATATGGCCGGCATTTATTGAGGGTAAGCATCATAAGATATATGCAGAGAAGCTACAAGATGTGGCAGATGGCAAGTCAACACGTTTGATTGTTAATATGCCACCACGACACACCAAGTCAGAGTTTGCGAGTTATCTGTTCCCCTCTTGGCTGATGGGTCGAAAGCCTACAAGTAAGATTATACAGGCGACACACACCTCTGAGTTGGCTGTAGGTTTTGGTCGTAAGGTTAAGAACTTGATTGATTCACCAGAGTTCTCTGACATATTCCCTGATGTATCGTTAGCATCTGATGCCAAAGCATCTGGTCGTTGGTCTACAAATAAGGGTGGTGAATACTATGCTGTTGGTGTCGGTGGTGCATTGGCGGGTCGTGGTGCTGATTTGCTTATCATTGATGATCCTGTTTCTGAACAGGATGCGTTGAGTCCTTCTGCTTTAGACAATATCTATGAGTGGTATACTTCTGGGCCGCGACAGAGACTTCAGCCTGGTGGGTCGATTATTGTTGTTATGACAAGATGGAGTGTCCGTGATCTTACAGCTAAGGTATTAAAGAAACAGGCTGAGGGTGGTGCAGATCAGTGGGAGGTTGTTGAATTTCCAGCTATATTCCCCGACACAGACAATGTACTTTGGCCGGAATACTGGAAGAGAGAAGAGCTAGAAGCAGTTAAATCATCTATTCCCGTTGGTAAGTGGAACGCACAGTATTTGCAGAATCCCACTGCTGAAGAAGGTGCGATTATCAAAAGGGAGTGGTGGAACATCTGGGAGAACGATGAACCACCACAAGTTAGTTATATCATACAATCTTATGATACAGCATACAGTAAATCAGAAAGAGCTGATTATTCTGCTATTACTACTTGGGGTATTTTTCAG